GTCAGCCATGAACGATATGGTTGTTTCATAGATTCTAAATTTTCCGATTTGCGTATTTCTGTAATCAATTGCTTTAAGTAAACCTGATTGAGCATAAGGTGCAATTGCCCAAGGCGGCGCGATATTTCTACTTCAGTCATGGCATCTCCCTCACTATAACTGCGGTTCTATTTAAAATAATGTAATAATCAGCATCAACAGCCTGTGCCGTAGGGTCCATGAAATTAACTTTAGGATTAGTAATTTTTATAGCATCATAACCCAAAGAGGCGGCTATTGCAGACGGGTCCTCATAATAATCCTGGGGGTAATCGTATAATTCTGTGCGGTTTTTACGCGTGTAATCATTTATTTCTTCCATTGTAATTATTTTTGCTCTTGGGTCTAAGGTCGCCTCCATAATTTTTCCGTGTGGAATTGGGTTGCCGTTGCGGTCCTCTTTTGCAAACTTTTCTCCAACACTGCGTTTATTGCCAAAGTAAGTGCCATCACCAAACATGCCCTTGCCCACAAATGGGGTAGTACCACTTAGGTACTGAGTTATGTAATTATCTACTTGCTCTGAGGTTGTGCCTGCAATACCCCTAAATAGATGAATAGACCCTTGGTCCACATATTTTTGAAACTCTGCCGCGCTTACTACGCGAGGTAAGCCGTTGTAACCTTGTTCTTGCAAGATGTTTCTTAGAAATAGATTTTGCCCATCGCGGTTATATGAACTAAAATCAATAGTACCTTTTGCGTTCATGCCGTACATGTCTATCAGAGTGTCATTTGTCCAGTACTCTTTAGTTTTCTTTGCTGTCACATAGTTTCCAGGTGCTTGCGCAGAAGGTTCTGCAACGCCAAATGCAGGACCACTTGCAGATACGCCTCTTGGTTTATTCCAACCAAATTCTTTTGCCATAGCAAGAACCAAAGGATTTTTAGTCGTGCCTTTTGTTAAAACATATTCGGCATACATTTCTGCATAAAATTCTTTGGTATTTTTATTAGAATACCCTGATACAACCGCTTCAGGCACATTTGCATATTGTTTTTTTAGTTCTTCAATACGCTTTTTTGTTATAGCGTTTTGCACAGAAGTTCCTAAGTCAAATGAGCCACCTGTGTCAATAGTGTGACCCCATTCATGTGTGAGCGTATATTGCCTATGAGGTACTTTTGCTATGACTGGCATTTTAAATCCAAGTTCTATGGTCATAGGACTATCGCTATTAACTAGAGAAGGTTTTAGCCAAATCTTTGCATCTCCCAAAATAGCACTACCGTAAGCATTGCCGCGCTCGCTTGCCACAATAATTGTCATTTCACTTTTTGGCGCAATGGTTTGTAATTCTTCTACTTCTTCAAGTAATTTCAAGCGCGTTTTTTCTTTTACTTTTTTGCCAGTAGAAAAGAATTTAACTGTCACAGGTCCATTTACATAAACAATGCCGCCGTCTAGCAAAGCCAAATCTGCTTTGTCTATGCGTTGAAAACGAATAAAATATTCTATTTCCTCGCGTGTTTTGCCTGAACTCACCATATAACTAGTAATCATTTCATCGCGTATTTCATCGGGCGATAAGGTGCGCCATTGACCAGGCACAAGCGGTGTTTCTTTTCGGCGTTGTGATGCTTGTAATTGCGCAGTAATTGCTTCTTGCGTTGTTGTGGGTTTGGCAGTAGGCAGCATATATGGTTCTCTTGATATAGGCGGTGTAATAATTTGACCACCGGGTACAAGTTGTTGTTCTTCAAATCCAGGTATCACAGGGGCCAAAGCGCATCGGCAATGAGGATGTGCGGGTGGTTGTAAGTCACCTGATGGAAAAGGTGTGCCTATATTAACTTTTTGATTTGCGTTTTGCGCACAAATTGCGCAAGGCTGAAATACCAACCATTCGTGTTGTTGCAATCCTGCATCTTTGTATCGGTTTACAGTTGCTTGAGATATGGCGCGGTTTTGTTCTGTAATTGCAATACTTAAAGCGCGAGCAGGACTTGCCACATGATTTGTAATAAGTTTGGCAGATTGTTTAGCGTCTAATCCAAGATGTATAGCCTCGCCTATGGCGTTTCCTATATCTGTTAAAGTCGTATCTGAAAACCCTTTAAATGTGATGCCTTGCGATTGGAGCAATTGTTGAAACGCGCGAGGTGGTTTAAGTAATAAAGCCGCTACTGCATCACCTGGTTTCCATTTAGACCAATCAACAATTCCTTGTGCTTCTGCTTTTTGCGCTTCTTTGGCTTCAAGTAATGCTTCTCTTGCGGCAGTATCTCCAAGTGCGTAACCCTGCGCCCATATTCTTGCTAATACTTCTTTAAGTGGTTCTAGGTTTGGGCGAATATTTACAATTGCCCACGCTCTTGCACGCAAGCGTTGTTGAGGTAAAGATAAATTTTTATCGGGCATGGTTCTTGCATAGCCTTCAAATGCGCGCTCTGCGTCAAATTGTTGGCGTAAGGCGGCTCTAATAAGTAATGCGTTTCTAGCCGCTAAACGCGCATCTGCCTCTAATGCGCGCTCCCAAGTCATGTTAAATACGCTCTTGCAAGCGCCTTTGCAGTATCTAAATCGCCGTCAAATGCACAACGATTAAGCGCTTCACCAACAATGGGGTCTAGGCTCTTGAATTCAAATAGTCGTGCGCGTTTTCCTTTTTGCGCCCATTTCATAAATGATTTTACTTCAGCCCTAGTTTCTGCATCAACTTCTTCTTCCACTTCTGACGCTTCTTCAGGGGAAATTTCTTCAGGCTGTTCATTGCTTGTATTAGGAGTAGTGGGTGTGGTCGGTGTGGCATTAGGACCTTCCAATGTTGGCGCTGAGATTATTTCTTTAGCGTTAATAATTCCTTCAGGTGAGAACAAAAAGATGTCAGAACCAGTTACAAGCATTGGCATATCTGCTTGCGGTGTATCTAGGAGAGGCAGACCTAGTTCAGAGCGGCGTTCATTAATTGTTTTACCTGCGCCCTTTATTTCAATATCCGCCTTCCGCGCTGCGGATTCATTGTCCATGCGCTTGCTAGTCATGAGGCGGAACTCAAGTTCACGCGGCATGGCTAGGTATGTGTAACAAAGATTAGAAACCATCTTGCTAATCCATGAGGCTAGTGGAGCAACGCCTATTGCTTCTGCGGTTTCAGCGCGCCCTTCTTCAAAGCCTTTTCCGCCCAATCCGCCCTTAGGTGCAAAACCAATTTCCGCAGGTTGTACGCCAAAGTGACCACAAATAGATGTAATCAAATAATCATCAAGTGTGTCTTTAAACTTTTCTCCATAACCATCATTAACTACAGGTGTTAGACCCTTTGGAAGTAATCTTGCGCGCTTACGCTGTTCTGTTTGCCCTGCTAAATCATCATTTAATATGTTTTCATAGGCTCTAAGTAGGTCAGGATTATTGCCCCAATCTTCTTCAGTTGTAAACATCAATTCAGGTAATACACCATCTGTGTATTCGGCTCTTAACCATTGTTGGCGGCGCAGGTAAATATCCGCTAGTGGTAGGGCGCGCTCAACAGGGCTATAACCATAAACGCTAATGCTCCTGCGGTTACGGACCATGTAAGCAAGTTGGTCGCTGGTAAATTCGCCGTCTGCCTTTGGGTCCTCATCTGTTGCGCTAAATTCTGAACGAGGAAAACCATAAAGTATCTGTTGGAACGCCGCGTTTGGTGGCATTGGGCGCATGCCACGGTCATCAATCAAAGGTTTGATAGTTGAGCCGTCTAGTATTTGGAATCCATATAAATCGCCGCCTACTGTTGGTTGTGGGTATACAGCCCAAGCATCAATTACAAGAATGTCCTCAAGAGCAATGTTTAGCCAATCATTCCAAATCAATCCGTTTGCTTTATCGGGTGATTCCCAAAATTCACGAACGCGTGTTATTTCCTCTGTGTATTTCTCGCGCGCGCGAGCCATAGCGCGTACATGGTCGCCGCCTGATTCTGCAACAATCTTTTCTGAAGCATCGTTGCCTAGAACAATATCCCAATCAAGACCGTTTAATTTGTTCTTAGTTACTTCTATACATCTACGGAGAATGTCAATAGAGTCTGCGGCGGCTCGTAATGTCTTAAAAGGCACAAGGCGTGTTTCAGTTACATTTATGTTTTGCGCTACTTGATATTCATAGCGCCTTGGTTGTGGTCGCCCATTGTCTTGCAGGGGATTAATTGCGCCTGGAGTAATCGGTAGACCAGGACCAAAAGGAACAGAGGCGCTAAATGGTGCGCGTGGTAGGGCTACAGAGTTACCGTATGTTTGGCGCATAGTCAGTGCTTCTGCCTGATTACGCATTTCTGATTCCGTCATTGCCACTGAACCCGCCGGTAATCGTGGCGATTTTTCTACATCACTTGTTGCTATTACTCTTGCGATACGGTCACGCAGACCCATGTGTATCTCCCTTTGTTGCCCCTTGCGAATCGGGCGTGTTGTAATGATAGCCATTTTTGCGCTTCTTTGCAGTGATAAGGTAAAGCCATGAATCTAGTGCAGAAGGCAGTTTTAGGTGGGGGCAAATTAGCGCCCTTAGTTATTAGTCATGGTTTGACCAGTGGTACAGGGCTTATGAACCCTTCTATTTTTATAGATGATGATGGCGACATATTGGTAAATCTTCGCCATGTTAATTACACGCTTTACCATGCAGAAAACACCCAACGATTTCCTAGCCGTTGGGGTCCTTTGTCATATCTGCACCCTGAAAAAGATAGGCGATTGATTACAACTAACTATCTTTGTAGGGTCAATAAAGATTTGGTTATGACTAATTACACCAAGGTAGACACATCAGAATTTGATGTAGAGCCAATATGGGAGTTTGTTGGAGAGGAAGATTGCCGCGTTGTGCAATGGGAAGGGGATTATTACTTAGTAGGAGTGCGGCGCGATACTACTTCCAATGGACAAGGGCGCATGGAGTATTCCAAGATTGAACTAGATAAAGACGCATGGAGTGCTAAAGAGGTAAGCCGTGTGCGTATTCCTGCTCCTGCGCCTGATAGTTCTTACTGTGAAAAAAATTGGGTTCCTATTATTGATAAGCCATTTCACTTTGTTAAATGGACCATGCCTACTGAAGTAGTTTATGCAGACCCAAAAGAAGGCACATGTGAGCAAGTGTTTTTGCGCCATACACCTGCCGCTCCTGCCGACCAGCGTGGTTCTAGTCAGGTAATCCCTTGGGGTAATGTCTACATATCTATAACGCATGAGGTTAATTTGTTTAAAAATTACTTAAAACAAAAAGATGCTATCTATAAACATCGCGTTGTAGTCTTTGATAAAGAAATGAATTTTATTGGACTAAGTAAATCTTTTAGTTTTCTTGATGCCCGTGTAGAGTTCTGTGTAGGAGCGGCGCGTTTGGGTGATGATTTATTAGTTAGTTTTGGTTTTCAAGATAACGCGGCGTTCATTTTACAGGTTCCACAATTTGTCCTAGAAGATTTGATACTGGAGGCTTTGGCTTATGAACATTGAAGATTTGATTATTGAATTATCACACAAGCCTTTTAGCCCTGAACTTAATTTTAAAGTTGCTGTTAAATATGAAGAATTACATCAAAGCGCTTCTGCCGTGTCTTTCTACCTACGAACTGCAGAATACGGTTATGACAAAAACCCATCCTTGGTTTATGCAAGCCTATGCAAGTTAGCCCATTGTTTTGAGGACCAAAAAGATAGAGCCTGGACCGTAAGCAATTGTTTGTTACAGGCTGTGTCATATTTGCCTTATCGCCCTGAGGGTTATTTTCTTTTGTCGCGTTTTTATGAGAAAGCACAACAATGGCAAGAGGCTTATACATGGGCTGAGATGGGATTGCGTACAGAAACTCTGCCTGAGTTACCTGTAGATGTTATGTATGCGGGGCGTTATTGTTTAGAGTTCCAAAAAGCCATTAGCGCTTATTGGGTGGGTCGCCCACAAGAGAGTAAAGAAATGCTTATAAGATTAAGCCAAATGGAGTTACCTATTGATTACCAAAAGGCTATAGAAGAAAATTTAGGGAGGCTAAGTGCTGTTCTTTGATATTGGCGCTAATCGTGGGGATGCAACATTAGTTGCATTACAACAAGGCTATGATGTTATCGCTGTTGAGCCTGCACCTCGTGTGTTTGGGCAGTTAATAAAAAACTTTATTTACAATCCTCGTGTAACTCCTTTGCGTTATGCAATAAGTGATACAGATTATCAACTTGTTGAGTTTTATGAATGTGTAGAGGATGGACTAAGCACTTTGAATAAAGATTGGCTTACCAATAAAACGATGCCTTATTGTGGCAAAGAATATCGCACCATAAAAGCAACAACTATTACCCTAGATACCCTTGCTGACAAATTTGGG